CTGCCCTGAATAGCAAACACCACCCGAAGCTCAACCCTTGCACGAATGCGCTGCACACCACCCGACAGACTTTCGCACTGCGGGTAGCTAATATCTACCAAGCAAGCCGGAAACGCCACAGGCGGACGGCACGCAACGTTAAGCTGACCTTCGTCGGCATCTACCCATTTAATTTGTGAAACATTTGCCGCAATATGATTAGTAACGGCAAGAAAAAAAACTTTATTCATTGCTCAAATTTTTAATATAATCTACTATTCTTCCTTTAATTCTGTCGTTCAGTTCCTCGCT